GTTCCCGAACACCGACACGAGGTACGGATTCGGCACCTGTGTGTCCTCGCCGAACATCACCGCGAGGTTGCCGACGATGCCGCCTTGGTCCTTTTCGCCACCCCAGAGATTGGGCGCGTTGATGCTGATCGTGCCGCTCGAAGTGAGCTCGCCTTGCCAAGCCGTCTTGCTGCCGCCGCGCATCTCGAGGAAGGCGTCGAACGTGATTCCGAGGCCGTGGTGAAAGGCCACGTGGTACCAGTAGCCAATGATCGGTTTGCTGCTCTTACCCATGTGCGCGCTCCTTCGCTTTGCACTCGCGCGCCCACGCCACCAGCGCTAGCGCGAAGCCGTCGCCGGTCGCTTCGAGACGATCGGAGTCGATGCCGTTGCGCACGAAATCCTTCCAGTCGATCTGGTTGCGCCGCGCCCACGCCTTTGACTTGTCGCGGCAGAACCCGCGGCGCGTGCTGTAGCCGGGTATGGTGAAGAGGTGGCGGGTGGTTACGATCATTTGCCACCCTTGGCCCTGATCGGATCGCGCCCGACCACCTTCCAGGCGAGCTGGAAGGTGTCGTCGATCCAATGCGTGCCCCAGTAGCGGATGACGGCCTGGCCGTCTTCAGTGGTCGGTCCTTGCGGCTCGTCCTGCTTGGGCTTTTCGATGTGCGGCCGCATCGCGTACGCGATCGCCGCGGCCACGAGCGCGACGATGAGATAGGCGACCCACCAGATGATCGCCTTCGCCGGTTCGCCAGGCTGGCGCGGCATCACCGCAGCGACGCCGAGCTTGATCAGGTCGAGCACGCTGACCAGCGTCGACAGGGCGAACACGATGACGTGCGCGCGCGCACCGGACTCGGTGTCCATCCACCAGTAGCGCAGCCGCCACAGCCAGATGTGGCGGCTGCGGCGCAGCTGCATGAGTGCCCGCCCAATCATCCCCATGACATCGATTCCCCAGTCGCCGGCTTCACGTTCTTGTAGATCGCGCCGCCGTAGTGGAGCTGTGGCGGATCCTCGGGCGTGGGATAGCGCACCGCGCACGCGTCCCACGTCTGCTCGCACGCAGGCCGCGCGACGACGCTCATCCCGCTGGCTATATCCGTTGCGCCGTACCAGATGACCACGCTCGTGCCACTGTGCGAGCGGATCGAGCGCCGCTCGACGAGACCGTCGGTGCGCGTCCATTCGACCCAGCCGCCCGCCAGCCCCAAGGGCGCGGTGCCGAACTCATCGGCGGTGAGCGTGAGGCCGCTGACGGTGTCGAGCGTGGCGGTCACCGCAAACGCATCCGGATCCAGCCCGCAACCGCGCGGCCCCTGGGAATAGACGGTCTTCCAGCACCCCTTTTGCCACTTCGGCCCCTGATTGAGGGCCCTCGCCGTGGAGGGGCCCGGCTCGCACTTCAGCGTGAGCTCGACGTCGGTGAACTCCGGCTGGGCAACGATGCCCATCCACTCAACCTTCGGAGGATCAGGGTTGCCGACGTGCGTCTCCATGCAGATGACCCGCACTTCGTCGCTTGGCGGAAACGGGTACCAGTTGTCGCCGAACGCCTGCGTGGCCGGGAGGTCGATCGCGTTCGGATCGCGCAGGTATCCGAACGTGATGGTGATCTTGTCCTTGGCGCGCTCGATCGTCTGGCGGATCTCGCTGTGCTGAATCTGCGCCGCCGTATACGTGACGCCACCGATCACCTGATCCTTAGGCGCGTTGCAGAACCGCCAGACCAGGCCTTGGCGCTCGAAGCGGAACAGCTGGATCGGCCGTCCCAGGAAACGGCTGAGTTCGAAGTCGTCAAACATCGGGCACCACCGCCTGCCAGCCGGTCGTCGCCGTGGCCAGTCCGTCCGCGTCGGTCTGGTGATCGATCTCGGTTTCGTCGCTGGCCAGCGTGCTCAGCGCCATGAAGGACACTGCACGGATGCGCTCCGGCGGGATGCTTCCGGCATCGAGCGACGCGCTGAGCGTCAGCGTCTCGGCGGCCCCCGCTTCGACCGAAGCCGTCACGCGCCGATAGAACACGCTGCCGTCGGTGAGTTCGATGCGCAGATCCTTACGGTTCGCCTGGCCAAGTCCGAAGAGCGTGTAGCCAGACCATTCGATCGAGAGCGTGGCGCTGCCGCCGGCGATCGCGGCGGCGGGCTTCAGATCCGAGGCGAACGACGGCACCCAGATCGGTACCAACCGCCCGCAGCGCGTGTACAGCAGCGAGCGGAACCACGTGTGCGCCGCGCGACCTGCGAGCTTCCAGCTGCTTTGCTGCACGCGCAACGCGACGCCCGGCAGGTCGTGCATCAGCGGGAAGGCCGCGCCGTAGTCGACGCTCTGCTCGAGGCGGCTGACGCTCGCGGTGGGATCGTTGCTCTCGTCCGGGCGGACGTCGAGAACGTCGTGCCCAAGGTACGTGATGCCGCCCGTCAGCACCGGCCATTCGCAGGCCTCCTCGAGGTCGAACACTACGCTGCGGCGGCCGACGTCGTCGTTGTAGAGGCGCTCCTCGGCGCCGCCGCGCACGCGCGCACGGCGCAACGGGTAGAGCCGTGCACCCGCTGCGAATGCGCCGCTCGTGGGCGACACCAGCGCAACGTGGTCGCCGGCGATCGTGTCGACGGTAACCACTTCCCAGTTGTTGACGCCGCTGTAAAGCAGCGCGGAACCGCCCGCGACGAAGTCGAAGCCGGCCGTCGCGCACGGCACCGATACTGCGCCCGAGGACAGCGTCGCTCCGAGCCGCTGCACGTCCGGCCAAATCGGCAGCTGCCAAGCCCCGTTCCAACCGGCGAGCAGCATGTCGGCCACGCGCCGGCTATGTGCGTTGGCCAGCGTCTCGAACGTGAACACCCGGCGCGGGCTCGTGCGGAAGCTGCGGTGCTGTGAGACCGCCGTGCCGCTCGCGGTCATCACGTCCGTGCCGAACGCGAGGGATTCGCGCACGCCGTTGGACCAATCCGGTGGGACGGGCCAGATCCGCGCACCGGTCGCGCCAAAGCCCATGCGTCACCACTCCTGCCGGATGGCGGCGCCGTTCTCGCCGGCGACCACGACGATGCGCTTCTCCATTACCGGATGGTTCGCAATCCGCTGTGCCAGCTCGTCCATGTCGAACAAGTTGTAGAGGCTCAAGCGGTTGATGCTGGGCTGTCCCGCGAACGCCGCCGCGCGGCCGCGATCGAGCGCAGCCCAGTCGGGCGACGAGACCGGGCCACGCGCGCCAACCAATCCACCGTCGGCATAGCCGGCCCAGGCATGGATGCGCTCGCGCATTAGGCCGTTCTCGATGGCCTCGCGCAGTGCGAAGAAACCTGCCGGACCACCGAGCGCGGAGATCTCTTCCTGCGACAGCACGCCCTCGCCGGCGTGCACGACGCCCTTGACCTGATACTTGCCGCCCGGGCCCGTGTAGCCGCCTTCAGCGAAGCCCCCACCCCCGCCGAAGTTGGCGCCGGCGAGGAGCGAGGCGATCTGCGCGCCCTGGGCGAGCGCCCCGGCAATGAAGGGAATGTTCTGCGGGAAGCCGTATTTGCTGGCCTCGGCGACATTCTGCGCCAGCGCAAGCGCGGCCTGCGCGACCGCGAAGCCTTTGCTCAGCGCGAACAACGCGCGGTAGGTCTTGCTCTGCTCGCCGCCATAGGCCTTCGCGATGTCAGCGAGGTTGCCGAACATTTGCGATGCGCCAGCGAGCATGACCTGCGCTTGGGCGGATTGCAGCTGCTGCAGCTTTGCCTGGTGCTCGGCCTCGAGCGTCTCTTCCTCCGCGTCCCATTGAGCGTTGAGGTCGGCGCGCTTCTGGCGGAACGCGGCGAGCTTCTGCAGCTGCTCCTGGTACCAGGTCTCCAGCTGCGCGCGCGCCTGATCGACACGCGTGAGTTCACTGAAGGCGCCACCGACTTCGGGCGAAAGCCCGTTGAAGTCCGGCGCCTTGTCGAAGGCACTGTCGGCGATGCGCTTCAGCGTGTCGTCGAGCGCGCCCTTGTTGGCCACGCCCGCCTGCAGCGCTTTGTTGAGCGTATCGAGCTTGGCGATCGCATCGTCGACGGCGACCTCGGCAGGCGTGCGCAGCTCCTGCAGCAGATCGCCGTATGCCTTCTTCGTCTCCTCGAGCGCCTCCTTCGCTTTCTCTTCCGCGGCGCGCCGCGCGTTGGCCGCATCGAGTGCTTCGGCCGCCGCCACCAGCTCCGCCTTCAGCTGGGGACTCTTGTTCTTGAACTCGCCCTCAGTAGTGTCGTAGCGCGCCTTCGCGGCTTCGCTCGCCTTGTCTTCGCCCTGCTTGATCTGGCCGAGCAGCGCAGTCTCTTCGCGCAGGCTCTCGATGCGGCGCTTGATGTCGGCGTTGGGATCACTTTTGGATCCGCTCGGCTTCGGCGGCTTGGCAACGCCCTCGCCTGCCGGCTTCTCGAACGATCCCACCGCAGTGCCAATCACGCCGCTGAAGTCGGGATGCGCGATCTCGTCCTTGATCCGGCGGGTGCCTTCGCGGATCAGCGTCGTGATCATGCCCTGCAGACGCGCCACGGCCTCTTCGTCGCCCGCGCGCAGAGCCTTCGACTTCTGCTCGCTGAGGTTGGCGAGGCGGACACGCAGCTCTTCATCGGTGAATGCACTGGCCGGCGCGTTCTTCGCGACCTTGTCCGAGATGCTGCCGATGAGGCGGTATTTCTCGATCAGACGATCGAGCGCACCGATGCCGTTGAAGACCTGCGCCGCGACGTTGGCAGCGCCGGCAGCGATGGTGTCGAACCCCTTCTTGACGTTGGGGTCATTCATCGTGGCGTTGAGCGCTTCGATCGCGTCGCGCGTGCCGCGCAGACCGCCGTCCTTCGCGTCGCCTTCGAGGAGATTGTCGAAGCTGTTCTTCAACGCCTGCAGGGCACCGCCCAACGTGTCACGCGCAGCTTCCGCGGCACCGCCCATCGTCGACTGCAGCTTGTCGAGGATGACGCTCTGCGCCTCCGCGATCTGGCCGGCGTCGACCATCTTTTTGATGACTTCGGTCTCGGCATCCGTGAACGTGACGCCGGCCTTGCGCAATGCACCGAGGCCTTGCTCAGGATCGCTCAGCGCTTTGCCGAGGATCTTCGCCGCGTCTGTGACGTCGACGCCCATCACGGTCGCGAGATCAGTCGCTGATTCGATCGTGCGGTCGAAGTTGAGGCCGCGGATCTGCGTGAACGTCAGCAACATCGCCTGAGCGCTGCCGATCGCCTCGTCGTCGAAGGTCGTGGCCGCCTGCAGCCTCGAGGCCTGCTCGTTGAGTTGCTCGAGCGAGCGGCCGGCAATCCCGGCGGTGTCCTTGACGCGCGCGCCAAGCTGCGCCTGCACCTTCTCTGCTTCGATTGTGCGGGCGATGTAGAGGCCCATCACGGCGACGCCTGCGGTCGCGACTGCCGCGGCACCCACGGCGACACCGCGGAGCACACCGCCGAGGCTGACGCCGCGTGCGTTGACCTGGTCGAGCGTCTTACCGATCGAGCCTAGCTTGCGATCCGCATCGTCCAGCGCCTTCTTGGCCTGGTCGAATTGGGCCCGCATGAGCAGGTCGATTCGAAAATCCCGATCGGCCATATCAGCGCTTCTTCCTCAGTGCCCGCACGTGGTTTGAAACTTCTTTGCCGCCCCACATCGCCATCGACAGGTCTTCGACCAGGTCGGCGCGCTTCGCGAGCTCCTCTTGCTCGAGCGCGCGGTCGAAGTACTTCAGCTGCCGCTCGGTGAAGCGCTGCCCGAGCTCATGGAAAGAGCCGAGTCCGGCGCCGGCGAGGCGGACGAAGAGCCTATGGATTTCGAGGCCATCAACCGCAGGAGCGCGTCCTCCCGCAGCTCGGTGACGACCTCGCGCATGAAAAAAGGGAGGTTCACCGCGAACCAAGTGGCCATGAACGCATCCGCGTCCGCAGCCCCGAGGCCCTCGACCCACTCAGGCTCGACGTCGGCCGCGCGGGCGGCGATCGAAACCACCGTCTTGCGATGCACGCCGAACAGACGACGCGCCTGGGAGAAGCGCAGTTGGCCTTCCTTGCCCAGGGCGATCAGGTCCTCGATGAACGCCCGGGCGACATGCGCAACCTCGAGGCCTTCGAAGTAGACGTACTCGCGCACGGTGAGCTTGCGACCGGCGACCGTGAGGCTCGCCTCGGGCTTGAGCGAGGCGAGCGCATCCACCGCCGAGTCGGACTCGGCGGCGGGCTGCACGGGCTTATTGCGTTCGATCTTGCGGCCCATGGTCAGACGGCCGTCGGCTGTTCGATCTTGCCGAAGCCGCCCAGGCTCGCGTCAGCCGCAGCCTCGGGGTCGTAGAGCACCGAGCCGCTCATCTCGAGCTGGCCGAAGCCGTCGTTGATGAAGGGGATCGAGCTCGACGGATCGAGACGCACCTTGTACAGCCGCACGCGCACCGGGCTGCCGTCGACGGTATTGACGCCGTCGAGGAACAGATAACGCTCCGGCGGCGCCGTGGTGAACATCGTGACGTCCGCGCTCGCGGTGTACGTGTAGTCAACCTTGAAAGGCTGCACGAAGCTGCCGACGTTGATGAACTTGATGACGCCACCGTTGGCGCTGTCGATCGCGTAATGCGTGCCTGGCGTCAGCGTGGCCGGCGTGCCCGCGCTGTCCTTGACCACAACCGCACTGATGCCGCCGTGCACGAGCGCGATGAAGTCACCAGCGGCCAAGCCGGTGGGCTGCACTTCGCCGGTGACGGAGCCGGTGCTGACGGCGAGCTGGGTGCCGTACAGGCCGAGCGCCAGGTTCTTGATGTTGGCCCAGTTGAGCGTCATCGCCACGCTGGCGGTGTTGCCCTTCTGGAGGCGGGCGCTGGTGAGGCGGTTGCCGGAGTAGGACTCCTTCTGGTCCTCGGCTTCGGTCTGGAGCGAGACGTCGCACTTCGGCGCATCGCCGACCCAGAACAGCGCACCGGGCTTGCCGCCGGTCAGGCGGGCGCCGAGGTACACCTTGCCCTGGAAGCTGAAACTCTGCATGGCGGTGATTCCTGGAGGGGTTGAGGGTCAGGCGGTCGACGCGCTCAGGCGTCGTTGTCCGCCGGCTGCTTAGAGGCCTTCGACGCTTCGCCTTCCGCCTTGGCGCCGGCGTGCTCGATGACGTAGGCCGCGGCGTCTTCGGGCAGGTCGATGACCATGCCGTCGTCGTTCTCGGGGGTGTACGTGGTGTCGCCGTGGGTGTGCGGCTTGAAGATGCGGACTTTCATGACGTCCCTCTCAGGTGGATGTGGTGGTGGAACGGTTGAGCGAGGCGAGCTGGCGATCGACTTCGCTGGCCAGCACGCCGCGGGCGAAGTCGACCAGGCGCTCCGGACGGCGACCCTTGCGCAACATCTGCGCGGCGCTGGGGCCGTATTCGACTTTGAGTGGCTGGCGGCGCTTGCCGGCGTAACGGCCCTTGGTCATCAGACGCGGCTCGCCCTCGCGGCGCACGACCTGCACGCCGCCACCGAGCAGCGGCGCCATGAACGTGCCCTCCCGCAACGTGCGCTTGCCGCGGAACACCGCAGCGGTGACACCCGGACGCGTCTGCCGCGCCGCGAAGTTGCGCAGTCCGATGCCGCGGAAGTAACCGGTGAGACGAAGGCCGCCGGCGATGTTGCCGACGCCGAGATCCTTGTTGAGGCGAGCTGCGGTGATCGCGTACTCGGCTTGGATGTCGCGACGCGCCTGCACGGGCAGGCGGCGACGAAGCGTGCCGATGGCGCGCTGCTGGATCTTCGGCAGGTTGCGAGCCGCGGCGCCGAGCGCGCGCGAGACCTCGAGCGCGCCCTGCAGCTCGAAGTTGAGCCCGACGCGACCGCCGGAGAGAACGCTCGTGCTCATCGGCGGAATTCCGTGCTGAACATCAGCTGCGCCACGGTGGCCGCCACGCCCTTCGGGCTTGGAATGAACATCGATTCGCTGAAGGAGAGCGGCAGCGCATTCGGCATCGGGACGAAGCCATCGAGCGCATCCTCCACGTCCTCGGCAATCGAGTCTGCGAGAAAGGCTGAGTTGTCCAGAGCGGTGGGCACCTCGGCTTCGATGACGAGCGTGAACTCGCGCTGGTTCCGCTGCGCACCGTCCGGCCGAACCGTGCTGCTTGTGTAGATCGTGATGACCGGCGCGGTCGGTGCGAATTGCGACTCTTCCAGGCGCACGTCGGCGCCGGCGTCTGTGCGGTAACCGTTGGCGACACGTATCTGCCGCAGGCGTTCCTGTAGCGCTTGCTTGATCGCCCAGGTGCGCGCGGTGTCAGCCATGCAGCACCGCCGTGGTCACGTATCCATCGTCCGCGTCGATCGCCGCGACCTTGCGGGCGCCGTCGCTGAGGGTGAGCACGTCACCCTGCTGCGGCTGCCACTCGCTGTTGCGGAACATCGCCGTGGTCACGCGCGCGACCACCTGGCCGTACTCGCCGAGCTTCGCCTGGTTGCGCGCGACGACGACGCGCACAGACGTGACCATACCGGCGCCGCGCTGCACGGTCGCGTCGTCGCCCATCACCTCAAAGAGGGCGAGGTCCATGTCGGCGACGGCGGCATCGAACTGGCTCACGGCTGCGAGCACTCCATCGGATTCACCAACTCGCCGGCGTCCAGCTTCTTCAGCAGGCGTCGGTGGCAGTTGGCGATATCGATCACCGCGCCGCGCGCGTCGTGGCTGCGGTTACGCGCACCGACGGTGCCATCGACCGGTTGCGGCTTCGGCAGCTCGTCGGTGGCCCAGGCCGGCGTCGGCACGCGCTTCTCGACGACGATGGTCACTTGCTTCGGCACGTCGGGTCGCGGCTGGCACGAACCGAAGCCCAGCGCCGGTACCAGCGCGATCGCGAGCAGGAGAACGGTGCGCACGTTCATAGTCCGCACACCTTGGCTAAGTCGGTATCGAGCAGCGCAGCGCAGCCGGGCCGCTTGCGCGCCTGCCTCTCTTGCTGCTGCAGGACGGCGAGCTTCGCTTCCGCCTCATGCTGCGCGGCTTGCGCGGCGATCGCGGCCTTGTCCGCTGCCGCCTTGTCGGCCTTGGCCTGGTCGATGCGTCGCTTCGCTTCGGCATTGACCGCGCGAAGCGCATCCGCAGCCGCGCCCAGTGAGTGCGATGCATCCATCAGCGCGGCGTTCTTCCTCGCGATGGTCTTGTCCGACTGGCGCTGGCCGACCGCACGACCGCCCATGAAGGAGACGCCGACGATGAGCATCAAAGCCACCGCGATCGCGATGGCAACGAGCGCCTGGGCATAGGGCTTGATCGGATCCATGCTCATTGACGCACCAGGTGAACGCCTTCGCGAATGCGTGCGATCGCCGCACGCAATCGGGCCGGCCAGCGAATGAAGTGGAGGACGAGCGCAATCGCCTGGGCGCGCACGCCAAAGCGCTCTTCGTAGAGCATGCCGCCGACGCATGCGGCACCGGTGCGCGCAAGCAGCGCCCACCAGGTCGGCGCCTCAGCGCGCACGAAGGGCGCGAAGGCCGAAGCGAACATGCCGACGGCGAGCAGCAGCAGGCCAGCGTTGGTGACGATCGCGAGGCGGTCCTCGGCGTGACGGCCGAGCAGGAAGGACCAGCAGACCACCGAGACGATCAGGCAGACGAGCAGGTTCCAGAGCGCGATCATCACGGAGCGCCTCCACTGCGGCCGCGAAACCAGGTGTCGAGGACGGCGGTGAACGCTTGGTCCGCTTTGCTCGGGATCCAGATGCGCAGACCGCGCCAGAACAGCGCGATCAGGCCAGCGATCGCCTCGAGCGGAATCGCGTCGATGCCGTAGCGATGCAGGGGAATCAGGCGCACCAGGGCCACTGCGATCCAGCCGCCGATGAAGGCATCCATGAGGATGCCAAGCAGACGCGCAGGGATTTGCTCGTCGGGCTCACGCCCGCGCGCTACGTAGGCGAGGCCTGCGCCCAGCAGTGCGGCGATGAGCGCGCCGAGCGGGATGCCGAGCACGAGCATCGCGGCGGCGCCAGAAGCGCCCGCCGCACTGCTCGCCGCGGCGATGACATTCGAAGTGCTCATCAGCCCTCCCCTTGGGGCGTCGGATACTTCTTCCACGGCAGCTGCCAGTGCGGACCGTCTTTGAAATCGCGCCAGTCGCCGCCCCATTCGATCAGCACGCCGAGTTCGATCGCCACGGACTTCACGATCGGAGCGAGGCGGAAGTAGTCGTGCCAGCGCCACGAGATCTCGATGTCGCCGTCGCCGTCGGTGTCCGCAAGCGGCACGAGATCGACGGCATGCCCCGTCAGGTGGCGGCTGTTGAGCGTGGTGGTTTTGCGCTCGCGTAGAAGTTGCGCCTGGCGTTCGCGCGTGCGCAGGCCTTCAACGACCATGAAGGGAACGTTGGTGACCTCCGCCGCGCGGCGTACCACCCGGACCAAGTCCGGGTGGACGCCTTGCAGGCGCTGCTCGTCGCGGGCGCTGAGCTGCATGGTCAGGTCGCGGCGATCAGGCGTTGAGCGCGATGTTGACGGTGCCGACGCCGTTGCCAGCGGCCGCCGTCGCATAGCCCGCCAGCGTGTTGCTGGTGCTGGTCGTGGTCAGGCGCTTGTTGGTGTTGTCCCAGTACAGCGCAGCGCCCTGGCCGACGACGTCGGTGCTCAGCTTGGGCAGGTTGAACACGCCCTTGACCTGCACGGCGATGGTGTCGCCGATGGCGCCGTCCGTCAGCGCGACGCCGAGGCGCACGCCCACCAGCAGACCGCTGCCGCTGGTGATGATGGCGGCCAAGGTGACGTCGAGCACCTCGCCGGGCTGGATGTAGTTCTTCGCCATGATGGTTCTCCGGGTGGATGGCGTTTGCGGGATGGCTTGCTGCGAGAGCGGTGGGCGACTGCGCTAGACAGTCGCCCACCCTTCCCGTCACGCGCCGGGGTTCTTGGAGAGACCGATGGGGTCGGCCACCGCAGCGGCGGCGTCGATGCGGACCTTGTATTCGGTGCCGTCGACGTTCCAGCCGTCCTTCGCCTCGAGGTACGGCTCCTGCTTGCCATCGAGGTAGCCGACGACGATGCCGTCGAAGAGGTTCGGATCGGCGACGCCGTACCACGCGGTCGCGCTGGCAGCGTCGAGGCGCGGGTCTTCCACCACCTCGAAGCTGTTGCGCACCACATTCGGCGTGGAGAGGTTCTTGTTGCCACCGACTTCGAACTGGCTCTCGAGCACGGCGCGGGCGGTGCCGCCGAGGCCGACCGGCACAACCAGGTACTTCAGCGGCACCCGGACCACGCGTCCGTCGCCATCCTTCTGCGTCGCCATCAGCACGCGCAGGCCATCGACGGTCGCGGTGCTGATAACCGAGCCGGAGCTGACCAGGTTGTTGTGGCTGGCGTGGAAGAGCGCGACGCCGTCCGACAGGGTCGGATTGGTGGTCAGCAGCGCGAACACCGCGTCACCGACGGTGCGCTTGGCCGCCTGGCCCATCTTGCGCGGCACGTCGCTAAGCGCGTTGAGGTCGTCGTTGATGATCGCCTGGCGCGTGATCGCGAACATCTTGCCGTAGGTGGCGAGCTTGAGCGACGAACCCATGTCGCTGAACTTGCCGTACTTGTACGCGCCGCCTTCCTCGATCTGGTCGAGCGACGAGAAGCGGCCGAGCCCGGTAAGGCTGGCCGGCTTGAAGTCGGTCAGGGTCACCGCCCGGGTGAAGGTGGGAAACACCTCCGGCGCTTCCTCGTAACCTTTCTTCAGCGCCTTGCTGGCGGTGTTGCCGAGCAGCAGCGGGAAGTCGCTCGAGGTGGTGGTGAACGCGGCCGCGACCACGTCCATGCGGTCCATGCCGCGCGTGTTGACGCCGGCAGCGGAGGCGCAGGCGCGCGCGAGCTCGAACATGGTAAAGCCGCGGTACGGGTTGGCGTTGTCCGCCTGGCCGCCGTACGCACGCACTTCGATGGCGCTCGCCATCGCCAGGCGCGTCTTGTCGCGCTCGTCGGCGCCGCCCTGGACACGCGCGCCGCCGTTCAGCGGCTCGGCGCTCTTGGCCATGATCGCGAGGATCTGCTTGCCGACGTCGCCGGCAGTGATCGTGGGATCGGCGGCAGCGATCACGCTGTCGACGTACGCGCGCACGTCGGCATTGCCCATGTGGGCCTGCGCGATGGCGAGGATTTCGGTGTTGCGATCGCGCAGCGCGGTGATCGCGATGGCGACCGCCTGCTGCGTGTCACCGCCGGCGGCCTGCGCGGGCGTACCCGGAGGCGTGGCGGCGGCCGGGCTCGGCACGGTCGCGGTGTTGCCGCCGCCCTGCGCGAGGATGGTTTCGAGCTTCTGCTTCATGGTGGGATCCTCGATGTGGGCGACGACCGCCCGCTGGGTGACCTCGGGTAGCGAGGCGAAAACGAGCGGCGTGGTCGCCGCCTGGATGCGGCCGCGCAGGGCGGCGGTGTGCTCGGTGGGCGCGTGGGCGATCGCGGTGATGTAGCTGCACAGCGCCGCGGCGGCCGCGACCTGCGGTACCGGCGCCTCGGCGACCTCGTCCATGCGATCGGCCAGTCCGAACTCGACCGCCTGCGCGGCGGTGAAGTAGTGGTCGCGACCGTCGGCCAACATCGCCTTGATCTCGTCCGGCTTGCCAGTCTTGGCGATGTAGCTCTCGGCCATCGCGGACGCGATCGTGTCGAGGTTGTCGGCGTTCTCGCGCAGAGTCACCGCATTGCCGCCGGCAGGCGTATACGGTGCATGGATCATGGTGATGGTGTTCGGCAGTACGACTACTTCGTCGCCTGCCATCAGGACGAGTGAGGCGATCGACTCGGCCGAGCCGTCATTGACCGTGACGATGCGCGCCGGGTGTCGCTTCAGCGCGTTGTAGATCGCGATGCCTTCCGACGCGACGCCGCCGATACTGTTGATACGCACGCGAATGGTGTCGACGCGCAATTGCTCCAGCGTTGCGACCATGTCGAGCGCCGTGATGCCGTTCCAGAACAGGTCGCCAATCGGGCCGTAGATCAGCAACTCGGCTTCGTTTCCGGCGGTGCTCAGCGCAAGCACGGACGGAACCGCCGGACGCTCGACGGTTACGGATGCCACCGCGGCGTAGACGGCTGCCGCGAGCAGAGTCTTCTTCATCAATCGGTCTCCTGGAGAGCGCGGGTGATCAGCGCGCCGCGAAG